AAGGCAAAAGCCGACGCCGATGCTAAAGCAGCAGAAGAGCAGGCCGCAGCAGAAGCCCAGGCAAAAGCCGACGCCGATGCTAAAGCAGCAGAAGAGCAGGCCGCAGCAGCAGCCCAGGCAAAAGCCGACGCCGATGCTAAAGCAATGTCCGAAGCGGATGCCGCCGCCCAGCTCGAGGCTGACGAAAAGGCGCTGGCCGATGCACAGGCAAAGCTTGACGTCGACAAGGCCAAGGCAAAATAACACCCTTGTTAAAGGGATTTTAAACAGCATTTAAACACCAATAAAATAAAAAATTAGCTATGTCTGAATTAAGAAGCTTCGGGTTAAAATCCCTTAAAATAGGCGACATCCCCGACGACGGTACAATGTCGACCATGCTGGCCCCGGTAGGGCTTACTTACCAGGACTCGGCCAGCCTGAAAGAGGCGGACGCCGCAGTAACGGATGTGTTTGCCGAGGAAGAGGACTTCCCGGTAGAAACTTTTGAAGTATTGGGCCAAACGCTGCTGGCCTGGTCGATCATGGATTATACGCCGGCCACGCTGGCCGAAGTAAAAGGCGGCGCTGTTGTTAACGGCGCCTGGCAGGCTCCTGCCTCGATCGTTCATATCGAGAAGGCCGTGCAGATCATCACCAAGAAGGACCTGCTCATCGAGATACCGCGCCTTAGGCTTCGTGCTGTGATTAATATGGCGATGAAGAAAAAAGGCATCGACCTTATCGACATCAAGGCGCCTGTATTGCAGCCTAACAATGCGGTGGTTGCGCCTATCAGCATAAGCAAGTATGCCGCGCCGGTTGTTGATGCAGGCAACGACGCAAGTGTTGCCATAGCCGTACACGAGGCAGCGCTTACCGGAACGGCAACGCCATACCGGGGAACAGCCACTTATGCCTGGACGCAAAAGTCGAAGCCTGTTGGCGGTTCGGACGTAAATTTCTCGACACCGGATGCATTGGAGACGAATGCGCTCAACCTGGAGGCCCTCGGCGATTACGTGTTTACGCTTACCGTTACCGACAGCAACGGCTACATCGCGAGCGACGATGTAACCATTACCATAACCGCGTAAATGAGCACGGAACTGAATGCTGTCAGAACCCTTTTAGACAGGGGCATAGAGGTGCGGGTAACTGCACCTTTATGCTTAAGGGCATTCGGCAAAAAAACTGTCGGCTTCGTATTGCGCCAGCCCTACCTGGGCACGCTGTACAGGGTAAGCGAGCTGTATTTATCCATGGAGATAAGCGAAGAAGCGCTGCAAAGCCTTGACGCGGAGAATATCCACTTCCTGCTCACCAGGCACGGCGGCAAGCTGGCTAACATCGTGGCGCAGGCCATGATAAACAGCTATATGGGCGGTAAACTATTTGGGGGGATGCTGGCGGCATGGCTGCGGTGGCGCTTAACACCTGCGCAGCTGGTGAGCGCGGCCTATACGATCATCGCCCTGAGCGGTACCGAGGCTTTTACGAATACTATCAGGTTGGTGAGGACGATGAAAGTGACAGCGCCGAACCTGAGCCACACGGCCGAGGGGAGTTAACATACCGCACTTGCGGCATGAATAGCCCCTGGGGGATTAACTACAGCATAATAAAAGAAACCGGCTACACCTGGCGATACCTGTTGTGGGGGATAAGCTGGATAAATGTGCGAATGATGCTGGCCGACGCGCCGGCCTACCGCCCCGGCAAAGCCGAAAAGGGGAAAGATCTGGAAGACGAGGACGATTTTAAAGAATTTTTGAAACTGTAATGGACGAGTTAGGGCCTTTAAATATTGAGTTTATTATCAATAACCCCGAGGTTATTGCCCAGGCCAAAGAGGTCGAGGCAACTTTGCAGGGGGTTACGGCATCCGTTGCCGCCAGCGCCGCGCAGGCCACTGCGTCAATAGCTGGTACTATCGAGCGGCTCGAGGCCGAATTGCTCCAGCTTGAGATACGGAAATCGAAAACGCTCGACCCATACCTTATCAACAGTCTTAATCGTCAAATGAACGATGCCGGCCGCGAACTTACCAGGCTATATGCCGAAGCCGATAAGTTAACAACCCCCTTATCAAACGTCGGCAATACCGTAGAGGCCGTTGTGCCTAAGATGGGCAAGTTTGAAGCGGCGGTCAATCGCGTTACCGATGCCGGAAACATTGGGGCGCGGGTAGTAACGATGTTAAGCCGGCAGATAATTGGCCTCGGGGTTGGTTTGCTGAGCGGAATAATCGGGGCAAAAGCGATAGAAGCGCTCGTTCAGTATATATCAAACCTCGATATTTTTAAAGATAAAGTAACCGAGGCTAAATTAAAGCAGGATGATCTTAATAAGGCGTTAGCCGGTGGAGAATACTCGGGCGCTATTGAAAAAATACAGCAGTTAACCACCGATATCCAGTTAGCGAAAGAGGGCTTCCTCGACAAAACCAAAGTACTCCATGAGTATAATAACGAGCTGGGCTCGAGCCTTGGATATGCAAGTAATTTAGACCAGGCCGAGCAACTGATCGTTAAGCACGGTAATGCTTATATACAGGTAACGCTTCTTAAAGCTGCCGCTAATTTAGCGCTACAGGATGCTGCAAAAAAGGCATATGAAGCCGCACAGGTAGAGGCCAAGCCATTAACGGATTTTTCAGGTTTGTCTACTTTCGCCGCAGGTCAATCCAGCGCGCCGGGTTACGTGCCAGGCCCCGACCCAATGCAGGCTGAAAAATTAAGGAATGAAGCCCGCAAGCGCATCCAGGACGAGCAGCTCGCAGACATCAACGATCAGAAAAACAAGCAGCTTAAAATCGCCCAGGATTTCAGGAAGCAAGCTGCCGAAATAGCAAAGGCAAATCACATTGACCTGTTTGATGGGCAGGAAGATGATAAGCCGGTAAAAGATCACGACGACTCGGCCATGCAGGCGGCGATCAATGCCCGCAAAAGCGTTCTCGAAAAAATACAATCGATCGAGCAGGATTATGCGCGTAAATCGATGGATACCAACGATGCGCAGATACAGGCTATACGCGACAGGTTTACTACGCTGCGGGATGAGATAGCTAAAGCCAATGAGTTGATCGACCGGCAAAATGCAAAAATACACGACCCGAAAAAACGCATCACCAGGATTGACGCATCGGTACTTGGCCCTGTCGAGGAAAAGGCGGTCAACAATGAGCTTGGTTTACAGGACTTCGAGTATTATAAAACCGACCTTGATAAACAGAAAAAACTGTTTGACGATTTTGAAAGTTACAAGTTAAAGGTTGGCAGCGAAAAAGCCACCGAGCGCTTTTCGGCCGATCTTAACGGCAATAAAAGCTATATCGAATACCTGCAAAAGGAGCTGTCGCCCGATCGCATAAACCCGAACGATAAAAGCGAAGGCACAGCCAAACGCAAGCAATTATTGCAACAGGAATTAACCCAGGCGCTGGCAGTTCAAAAGGAAAACTATACCAAGCTGCTCGAAAGCGTAAAAACCTACGAGACCGAGCGAAACAACCTGACAGCCGTTTATCAGGATAAGCGCAATGCGCTGATACTCGCAGGCAATATGCAGGAAGTTGCAGTACTTGATGAACAATACAAGCAACAGCTCCAGCAGCTTGACGACGCCAATTTCCAAAAACTGGAATCGGTAAAGGAGCTTTACTCGGGCATCACCGACATGAGCGGCGCCGCAGCCAAGAAGCTGATCGCTGATGTTCAGAAAGAACTGGATGCACGGATACTTGCCGGAACTATCAGCGCCGCTGAAGCAAAAAAGGCGCAGGGGGAAATTGACAAACTGAAAGCCGGGCTTGCTGATCGGCTTCCCGTAGCACTGGACAAAGCCGCACAAGGTATGCAGGAAATTGCAAGCTCAGCCGCTTTATTCAATACTGAGTTAGGCGATGCTATTAACCTGCTGGCTAATATTGCAGGTGGTATAAGCAAAACGATCTCCGCTTATAACGATTTCAAGAAGGCTTCGGAGGAAAAGGGGAACATACTTGGCGCGGTTTCGGCGTCCTTTCCATTGATCGGTGCAGCCATCGGTGTAGTAACGTCGGTTATCGGCTTCTTTAAGGCCGCGCACGATACCGCCGTGCAGTCTGCCGCGCAGCTGAAGGCTTACCAGGACAGCCTGATCTTCGGCGAGGTGGCCTATAACGAGATGCTGCGCGAGCGGGCGCTGACACAGGGCGACATCACCAAGATGACACTACAGGAGTTGGATGCCCGCAAGGCGCTCCTGGATACGCAAACCACGCAGGCGCAAAACGACTACAACAACCTGCTGGCCAAGATAGATGCCAGCGGCCAGCAAATCACCGGCGAGCATACTCAAAAATATGGCGGCTTTTTAGGCATAGGTCAGAAAACCAAAGTGGTGCAGGACCTTGCCGGGCTGAGCGGCGCCGATTATAATACGCTCGAAAAGCTCTACACCGAGGGCAAGCTGACCGACACCACCAAGTCGTGGTTTGAGCAGCTTCAAAAGGTTAAAGATGAAATGGACAGCATCGGCACATCCGCAACCGATGTGCTCGACGCCATTAACAAAGCTGCCACCGGTACAACAGCCGATGCCATATCATCGGCCATTATACAAGGCTTCCAAAACGGGAAGCGCACCGCGGCCGACTTTGCCGACGATTTCAGCACGATGATGCAAAATTCGCTGTTGTCGGTGTTCGAGTCGAACGTGCTTAACGGGCAGATCGCCAAATTTTACCAGCAGTTTTCGGACGCATCGAACAGCGCGGGCGGACTGACCCCGGCTAAGATAGCCCAGCTGAAGGACGCTTATTCAAAGATCATAGCCAACACCGCAAACGAAGTAACGCAGATCGAAACGATCACCGGCAAAAGTATTACCACCGGCGCAGGAAGCCAGGGCTCCATGACCGGCGCCATTCAGGGTATCACCGAAAGCCAGGCGAATGTGCTGGAAGGCGCGATAAACGGGCTGCGGCTGACCAATATGCTGACTAACGACATCCTGACCAATAACGGCAAAACGATGCAGGATCAGTTGAGCGAAATGCGCAGCCAAACGCTACTGCAAATGCAGATCGCGGCCAATACAAAACGCACGGCGGATAATACCGACGGCATTAAGGACTCGCTAAAGAATATCGATACCAATACGTCGGCACAGAATTTAACTAACGCATTACGGGCTGCAGGGCACGTGTAGAGCCTCACCCCGGCCCTCTCCAAAGGTGAGTGTTGCACAAATTGGAATATGTTGTACCACACTCACAAAGGAGAGGGAGTTGAAGGCAACTAATGAACTAATGAACGATTGAACCAATGAACTCACTAAACGGGCATGATCTGAAAGAAACTTACGGGCTGGTGATCAGTAACGGGACATCGCAGTTTTTGCAGTTCCCGGCAAGGAAAGACAGCGTAAACCACGACTGGCCCGAGGAACAGGGGTTGGATATCGATTTGGGAAACCCCAAGTTTAAAGCCAGGGAATTTACCCTGACATGCGCCATCATCGCCGACAACCAGGATGATTTTAAAAGCAGGTATAATGGCCTGTTCACCGAATTGAGCGGCCTTGATACGCATGCTTTGTACCTGGGCGAACTGGACGAGACTTACCAGGTGTATTATAAAAACCAGGTTAACCTGACCAAGCTGAGTAAAATTAATAACACCGTGAAAGTGGGCGTAAAGTTCGACCTGGTGTTCGGGGAAACTAACCCCGACGATAATATGTCGGCGGTGTTCCTGGTGGACGATAACGGGGCCTATATCGTAGTATAAAATGAGTACGCTGATAACCATATACAAAAAAGGAACCACGGACGTTCGCGCCGTTGTCGACCCTGACGATAAGAGCCAGCAGCAGGTTGGCATTATGCGGGGCGACATCGTTACGCTGTCGTTCACGTCGGCGGTGGCTATCCCTTTTGCCATAGGTGATTACTGCACCATTTTCGGCAATAACTACCAGGTGAACCAGGATGTGCCATTTACCAAAACCGGGTCCCGAGATTATGAATATGCGCTCACCCTCGAGGGCGATCAGTACGACCTTGCCAAATGCGCTTACCTGTTTTTGGACAGCAGCAATCATTTTACCGACGCGGCTTTCAGTATCCTGGGCAAGCCCATCGATTTTATGAACCTGGTGATTTATAACCTTAACCGGCTGTATCCCGGCGCTGGCTGGTCGCTGGGCACGGTGGATGACTCGGATTATCAAACGATCAGTTTCAGCGCACAGAATTGCCTGCAAGTGCTTTCCACGCTGGCCAGCACGTTTCAAACCGAGTACATTTTCGAGGGACGGAAGATCAGCCTTAGCGTTAAGCAGCCAGCATCCGGCTTAAAGCTGGAGTACGGGAAAGGCAAAGCGCTGTACAGTGTGGCCCGGCAAAACACCAATACGCCCGGAACGGTAAATATGATTACCCGGCTGTATGCTTACGGCAGCAATAAGAACATAGGCAGCAACTACCGCAACGGGGCCAAATACCTGCGCATGGCTGCCGGGCTGTATATTGAAAAGCATGCCAATACGCTGGGCGTGTTTGAGCAGACCGTATTTTTTGACGGGCAGAGTTTAACGCCGGAGATTTACCCGCACCGTACAGGGGTGGTAAGCGCTGTGACCTCGAACCTGATCTTTACCGATGACAGTATCGACTTTGACGTAAACGCGCAGCTGATCCCCGGCGTTACCGCGCAGGTCACCTTCAATACCGGGCAGCTGGGCGGCATTACCTTCGACATAGCATCGTTCGATTACGCGACCAAGACGTTTACCATTAACGTTAACAGCAGCGACCAAACGCATATCGTGCCGTCCGACGATTTTCACCCGGAGGTGGGCGATACCTATGTGATCATTAATATCCTGATGCCGCTGGCCTATGTGAACGATGCTGAAGCGCAGCTGCGTGTAGCGGCGCAGGCTTACCTGGACAGCAACGGCCCGGCGAAGGTTACCTTCCCCGTAGCTTGTAACCCGCTGTATTTTAAAGCCAACAATATCCAACTTGAGCTGGGCAAAACCTATAGCCTGGTGGAGAGTGGCATGGGCATTAACCGCGAAATACGCGTGATCGGCTATACCCGCAACCTGCGCAACCCATTTATTTATACACCGACGCTGGCGGATAAGGTGATCCCGCAGCCAGCCATTGTAAAATTAATAAACCGGATATAATCATGTCGTCAATATATTCATTTGCACCCACATCGGCTTATGCCGGGGATACAGTAGAAATTTTAGGCCACCTTTTTACAGGGGCCACGTCGGTAACGTTCGGCGGCGTTCCTGTGGCCTCGTACGTGGTGGACGATGACGGTACCATACATGCCATCGTAGGCAATGGGGGCGCAAGCGGATCGGTGGCGGTGGCGGGGCCTGCGGGTTCGGCCGCTGACATCGGCTTTACCTTTTTGGGTGCGCGGTCGAAAAAGCGTGTAGCAGAACTTACCCCGTTAGGGCGAACCGCGGCGCCCGGCGACCTGCTTATGGGGTGGGATGGGATTTTAAACCAAACGCGAAGCATAGATGTTGCAGAACTGCCGTTTACGGACGGCGGGGGTGGTGGCGGGATATTTACTTCTGTTCCCTCGCCATTTAAGGTATTTAACTACTCCGACAATTACACCTATGACGCGGTAACCAACAGTGTAAAGATACGCGATACCAGGCTGCTCAATAAAATAATGTACCCGGTAGCAACGACGCAGTTTGGCGGCGGAGAATTTGAAGATTCCAAACTCACCTATACCGCTGTCGACCCGGACGATGACACGATGGGAAACGTGGTAATATCGGGCTTTCAGCTTGACGACGGCGCACATATAACACTCACCGTGCCTGGCGACAGAGACCCGTCAGGCGACGCCGTGTACGCGCAGCTGCTGGCCGATGTCGCCCTGCTGAAGCTGATAGCCGCGCCGTTTTATGCTACCGCGCTTGGCGCTAACGGGGCGAAGGTGCTTTGGAACCGTCCCGCCAGCGAAATACCCGCAGGCTGGCAGGAATGGATAGACATACGCGGACGCATGCCGATAGCAATGGACACCGGCGATCCGGACTTTGAAACACTGGGGGCCACAGGCGGCGAAAAGAGCCATACGCTTACCGAAGCCGACATCCCCGAAATGGACGTGCAGGGCGGCGCTTATCACGACGGCACCGGTGCGATAACCTTCCCGAATGTTGGGCTTGCACCGGGCCGCGATAACCTGTATTCGCAGTCGCACCCCGTTGGTACAGCAGGCAATAGCGCTGTTAATTTATTGAACCCATACAGAATTGTTATGTGGATAGAATTTATAGGAGTATAAACGAGTATTAGTTATATGAAATCAATCAAAATTCTTTTAGCTTTCTGCCTTTTGCTTTTAGCTTTTAGCTTATCTGCCCAGCAAAAAGTGCCTTATGAGCAAACGCACACCAACCAGGTATTGTCCAACTGGCAAACGTGGAGTAAATACTTTATCGGTATACCTTATGGCGCTACGCCGTCGTTTCCGGCCGATGTTCCGGACAGTGCGAAATGCGGCGCTTTGTACAGCCGGACAGGTAGTACGGCCCCAGGCCTATACCGCTACAACTGCACTACGCTGGCGTGGGAGCTTGTAGCCACTTCCGCATCACTAACCCACTATGCCGACAGTATAGCAGCATTGCGAGTGCGCTACACCGATACCCCAGCAATGCTTAAGAAGGTAATGCATCTTGCCGGTCGCGACACAGCCACCGGCCCCAAAACGTTTTTGAACGGGATAACAGCAAATGCCTATTACTTTACAACGCTTTCAAATGCCCCGACGGCGACAGGTTACTTAACAAACGATGGACCACAGGTAAAATACCGAACAAATGCGCAGGTATTGGCTGACATTGCCGCTGCACCAGCATTCACAGTAGCTACTATATCGGCCATGCAAGCATATACAGGGGCGGCAACAACAATAGCGGTTGCAGATGACTTGCGCGGCGGGATATTTTATTTGGTAACGACACCATCCACACCTGACGGGGGTACTATTTTCGCCGCAACCGGATTGGGGGCAGGAAAGTATTGGAAAAGGCGATACGACCCGTCGTTAGGTGTAAGCGTGTTGTGGTTTGGTGCGGTTCCGGGGGGCGTTGTTAATTCAAATGGTGCTATTCAGGCGGCTATCAATGTAGCTGCGGCAAGCGACACAACGGCGCGGGGAATTGTTAATTTTCCAACAGGTATATTTTTAATTTCCGGCCTGACGATCAATTCAGGGATAAAATTCGAAGGCGGCTCGAATGGCACTAATCTACGAATGAAAGATACAGCCAATGTTGCTATTAAGATCGGAACAACAATCGGGTTTTCCTACTTAACGATTGAAAACATCAACATCAACGGCAGCCCACATGCTTTGGGCGGCATTTTGGTAGGAAGTACATCCTTTTTGATCAATTTTTTACGGATGAACAATGTACAGGTTTCGGGCTTTAATGGTACCGGCGCTTACGGCCTGTCGCTTGTCTATTCGGTGGGCAATAACTTTAATAACTGCATGTTTATGCAGAATAATATTAATGTATTAATCCCATCAAGCGCCACATGTACGACCACTTCTTTTACCGGGAGTGCAGGATTTATTGGTCAATCGGGCGCGGCATCCGTCAAGGTAATCGGCAACACCACTAACTTAACATTCAGAGATCAGGTGTTCGAGAGCGACAGTACACAAGTACTTCATTCAAGCGGCAATATAGCGTCGTTCATCTTCGAAAATTGCTGGATTGAAAATGCCAATTTAAAAGGCACAGCAACATCATTGATAGAGGTAGACGGAGAAACGGGCACCTATAATGAAAGTACGCTGGTGATGAACCACAATATTTTTGTGGTGCCAGCCAACCCCTGTCATATGGTTGCTTTAGATCATTGCTTGGGATTTTTTAATTTCAACTCCAATTTTATCGAATACGGAGGAATATCCACTACCGCCAACAGTAAAACGCGCTTTAAATTTAACAGCGTCGTCCCGGCTGCGGCCATTGAAAAAAGCTATTACAATGCGCTGGCAGGGAATGTGATTGTAGAAGATAACAACTACAATTCAGATCACTATATGATGGGGGGCTTAAACATATACGGTGGGTTGAACCTTCCAGGCTTGCCGGTGGGGTTAGCAACAGATAGCTTGCTGGTTAGCGAGGGATTGGGGGCGCAGGTAAGGAAAATAGCGGCTGGTGGCAATGTGGTTGTGAATAATTCAGCACCGTTCATTCAAATTCAACAATCGGGCGTACCACTTGGTTATATATCAAATACGTTGCAGGCTTATGGAAGCGGCTCGACAACCGATTTGGTGTTCTTAGGTTATGGCAACAATCCTATGAGCTTTACGACAAATGGTGTAAAGCGGTTAATTATCGACGGGAGTGGTAATTCGGTTTTTTCGGGTACAGTAACCGGAACACAATTCATCAAATCGGGCGCAACATCAGGAAACCTTTTAGAGGCTGGTGGTGGTGATATACCTCAATCAACATTTTTAAAACTAAGTGGTATATCAAATGCCCAATTTCTTGAATTTGGTATATCATCAACATCCGATATGCTTTTTGGCACAGAAAGTACAACAGGAGGTTCGTTATACGCAGGTACGTTGCCTTATTCTACGATTGTGAGCAACGGGCTCTCAAGAGCTATGCACCTTATTACAAATACCAACATTCGTCAAACAATACTAAGTAATGGTCACATAATATTTGGGCCGGGAACAACAGATAATGGCAGCCTTGCATCGTTTGGCGGAGATGTCACTCCATATACAAGCGCAACCTATAATCTTGGAATTGCTTCTTATGCTTGGAATAATGCCTATATCGGAAAAATATTTTCGAGCGCGCCTCAAACAGTGGTCAGTGGTTCAACATCAGGAACAGCCACCTTTAGTATGCCGCAGCAGGGAAGCAGTATTAAAAAAGTTATTATCTATTGCGCTGCGCTAAATGGCACAGCGTCTTATACTTTCCCGACCGCCTTTACTTTCGTTCCACCGGTAATCACCGGAGCGGCCATAAGCACAACCATAACCACATCAAGTATAACTGTTACCGGGACCACACAAACGGGCTTCATTATTTTAGAAGGATATTAACATGAAAACAATGAAAAAACTAATAACAATCGCCCTTGTGGCATTAACAACCGGGGCTTATGCTCAAAAGGTTGACACAGCAAAAGCTCAAAAGCCGGTTTACGACTACTTTGTAAAAGTACCGGTAAGAGATTACCAGCAGCTTATACAGATTGGCAACGAATTTCAAAAAACAATCAAGTATAACCCGCTGATAAACGACAAAGACAGCCGTGCGTTACAGGTAAACCTCGAAAAATATCTGTTCGACCTACCAAAGTCGGTAAAGTTAGACAGCGTAATTATTAAAAAATGACAGAGCAACAACAACTAACCTTTAACCAGCTGCACATCGATTATATCGTGCAGGATAAACGCTTCCGTAATTGGGGTAAACTATTTCTGTATGAAAAAACGGAGATCATTGACGAAGCTGAAAGGCTGGCTGAAGCTCACGTCTCAAATCTCACATCTCAAATCTAAAACATGCTCATCCGCATCCAGCTTGCCGATACCGGGAAATTCCTGGTGCTGAACGCCAACGGCGCGCTGACGGCCTCAAGGCGCTTGTCACCAAAAAGAAAAAATAACTCCTTACCATTTAACCCTAATTAACTATGCAAACCACATCATCAAAGTACTCGATCGACTGGCGCGATGCCGCGCACGGCCTGCTTGTTGCTTCAGGAGGGGCAGCCATAACGGTTATCCAAAACAGTTTTGAAGCGCAATCATTTAACCTCAATTGGCACAACATCGCCAGCGTGGCCATGGCCGCCGGCCTTTCGTATTTAGCCAAGCGTTTCTTTACGCCTGCACAAACGGTAATTACGCAGCAGTAAGAAGGCATACCTATAATTCGGGTAAGCAAAGCACTAACCCCTAATTATATTGTATGCCAGTTAAAATGAAAACGCCCGTTAGCTACTACGGCGGTAAACAAAAGTTAGCTACAAAAATTTGTTCTTTGATACCTGAGCATCGGCTCTACTGCGAGCCTTTTACGGGCGGCGGTGCGATCTTCTTCGCAAAACAGCCGTCGTCCGTAGAGGTTTTAAATGACACCAACAAGGAACTGATGAACTTCTACAGGACGGTTCAGAATGAGTTTGTAGGCTTGGAGAAGGAAATCCGGATTACTCTACACAGCCGTGACCTTCACCGCAGGGCCTCTGTCATCTATAATAACCCGGACTTGTTTACTGAGATAAAGCGCGCCTGGGCAGTATGGCTGCTTAGCTGTCAAAGCTTTTGCTCCCAGCTGGACAGCACGTTCGGTTATGACGTTGCCAAGAACACCACGACAAAGAAGATCATTAACAAGCGCGACAGCTTTACCGAGGACCTCGCTATAAGGCTTCAGAATGTTCAATTAGAATGCGCCGACGCTTTGTATGTGATAAGGAGCCGCGATAACTTAGAGAGCTTCTTTTACTGTGATCCGCCATACTTTAACAGCGACTGCGGTCATTACGACGGCTACTCGGAACAGGATTTCGAAAACCTGCTCATTACGCTATCGCAGATCAAAGGGAAGTTTCTGTTGTCGTCATACCCATCTAACGTGCTGTTAAAGCATGCAAAGGCGAACGGATGGCACATGTGGTCGGTAGAGCAGAACGTGACGGTTAACAATAAGAGCGGGCATTTAAAGCGGAAAATTGAGGTCCTGACATCTAACTATACATTAAGTTAAAAGAGCCCGGACAGATGAGTATTTTGCGAACATTCACCATAACACAACGCCCGAAGGCGTCCTGCGTCCGGGCTGTACCTATAATGGGTAAACAAAGCCATGACAGCAGTTATGATGAATGCTCGCATTGCAAATATATATAGTTTAAACGGGTTTTAAATAGCCTATAAACAACCGTTGGAGATAAATAATAAAAAGCTGAATCTGTGAAAAGTCCGCATAAATCGTTTTTACCTATGTGCAGGTTTCGTTTTTGCGTTTATACGGGAGATCAATTATTTTGGCTGAAAATTTATCTTATGTTGATCAGGCTTGCAACGTTAAACGATATACCTGCTATTCTAAACCTGATTGCCGAAGCAGTTCCCCTTATGATTGCTGAAGGCAATTTTCAATGGGACGATACTTATCCAAATGCCGGAGTGTTTGAAAATGACATTGAACTGGTCCGGTTGTGGGTAGCCGAAACGGATGGCGGTATTGCCGGAGTGGCCGCGATCACTACCGAACAGGAACCCGAATATGCGATGGTAGGCTGGGATATTACAGAGCCGGCGATCGTAACACACCGGCTTGCCGTGAGCAACAGATATCGTGGCAAGGGCATCGCAGCAGCTTTACTAAAACACGCTGAACAAGTAGCGATAAATCGCGGCATCACCGTTTTGCGCATCGACACCAACACCAACAATAAGGCAACTCAACACCTTTTCCCGAAATTAGGTTATGTATTTGCCGGAGAAACCGGATTGGGCTTCAGACCGAATTTAAGGTTCTATTGCTATGAAAAGCGCCTGGCGGACCGATAATCTGGCGAGCATTCCAACCACAATAATAACTATTGACTATTCCCCTACTTTGTTTATTATTGCAGGCAAATGTCTGACGAAGCAATTGTAAAGCGGTTAAAAGTAATAGTGAAGGAGCACGGCGGTCAGCTTGCTTTGGCCGGCGCAATTGGCGTAGACCAGGGATTTATCAGCAAAGTGATCAACAAAAAGCAGGATGTAAGCTATTACCTCATCCGCAAGCTTTGTTTCCAGCTAAAATATTCGCCCGAATGGCTGATACTTGGCACCGGCGAAAAGAAGATAAACAAGCCCGAATCGGCTAAACTAATTACCGAAATACAAATGATGCGCACCGAACTGGATATTTTGCACGCCCGGATGCGCGCATATGAACTGGAGCTTAAAGAATTGAAAGAGCAGCAGCCTGCGCAAAAAAGAAAAGCCGGGTAA